CGAACTTCACAAGGCGGATGATGTTGAAAGAGTAATGACTGATATGTTGGCCGCTTTTAAGACAAGGATCATGAACATTCCTTCAAAGGTTGCGCCGATTTTGGAAGACCGGGACGCCGGATATATTAAAGACCGTCTGACAAATGAGGTCGTCGAAGCACTAAACGAACTGAAAGACTACGATCCGAAGGCGTTCTATTCCGACGAATACGTCGAAGGGGAAGAAGATTATGACGAATAAAAAAATCAAGGTCGAAGAATCACCGCTTATTTCCCCTGATACCGTCGTCATAAGAAAGCGCCACAAGGATTTAGGAATTGAATTCAAAACAATCAAATTATTCCGGGAAATTGCGAAGGTGGTAGCACCGCCGCCGATCCTGACGGTTAGCCAGTGGGCCGATCGTTACAGAAAACTTTCGGCGGAAAGTTCCGCGGAACCGGGACAATGGAACACAGACCGCGCACCATATCAGCGCGACATTCTGGACGCTGTAAATGATCCGGAATGTGAAGAAGTCGTGATTATGTCTTCCGCCCAGGTCGGAAAAACAGAATTGATTTTGAACATAATCGGCTATTACATCGACTATGATCCGGCGCCTATGCTGGTAGTACAGCCGACCATCGAAATGGCCCAGACGTTTTCAAAGGACAGGCTGGCGCCGATGGTTAGAGATACGCCAGCCCTTACGGGCAAGGTTCACGATGTAAAATCGAGGGTTTCGGGTAACACAATCCTTCATAAAACGTTCCCCGGCGGTCATGTAACTATGGCCGGGGCAAATTCGGCGGCGTCCCTGGCGTCAAGACCGGTTCGAATTGTCCTTATGGACGAAACCGACCGTTATCCGGCTTCCGCCGGATCCGAAGGAAACCCGATAAAATTAGCAGAAAAAAGAACAACGGCGTTCTGGAACCGGAAAAAAATCAAGGTTTCAACGCCAACGATCAAAGGCGAAAGCCAGATTGAAAAGGAATTTGAATCCGGAACACAGGAAGAATGGTGTGTTCCATGCCCTTGTTGTGGCAAATATCAGCCCTACGAATGGCCGCGTATTCACTTTTCAGACGTGACGATGGAATGTAAATATTGCGGCGAACACGTTTCGGAAATCGACTGGAAACAGGGCGAAGGAAAATATATCGCGAAATACCCGGAGCGACGCCGGAAACGTTCGTTTCATTTGAACGAATTAGCTTCGCCCTGGAAACACTGGGATGATATAATCCGCGAATTCAAGGAAGCCCAGCACGAAATGAAGACAAACGGCGATATTAACAAAATGAAGACCTGGATCAATACGACGCTTGGCGAAACGTGGGAAGAACGCGGCAAAAGCGCCGACGATGATTCTTTGTTAAGCCGCCGCGAACGTTACGAAGCAGAAATTCCCGACGGCGTTCTTCTTCTTACGGCTGGCGTTGACGTCCAGGACGACCGCTTCGAGGTTGAAATAACAGGCTGGGGGCGCGGCTATGAATCCTGGGGCATTAAGTACGAAAAGATATTCGGAGATTTGGAAAAAGACGAAACATGGGATCGCCTGGAAGAATATCTTGACCGGGAAATGTATTTCAAATCCGGAACGTCGCTGATGTTGGCTTGCACTTGTATAGATACCGGCGGACATTTTACCACACAATGTTATAAATTCCTGAAAAAAATGGAAAAGAAGGGAAAACGGATCTATGGAATTAAGGGCATGGGCGGCCCAGGAATTCCATTGATTCATAAAATTTCGACGAATAATTCGTACAAAGTGAAAGTCTTTATTTTAGGCGTTGATTCCGGAAAGGAAATTCTTATGACAAGGCTTAACACGACGGACGAAGGGCCGGGATATTGTCATTTTCCAATTAACGCCGATCGGGGATATAACGAAACATATATCAAGGGAATTAACAGCGAACAGCGCGTCGTTCACATTAAGGACGGGCGCCCGGTGATTAAGTGGGTTAAGAAATCGGGAACCAGGAACGAACCGCTTGATCTTCGCAATTATTCCACAGCCGCCGCGGAAATACTTCGTCCGAACTGGGATGTTCTGGAAGAAAAAATCCACGCCGGGATTAACTACATGAAAAAACAGCCCAAAAAGAACACCGGCCGGAAGGTCGGCGCCGTAAATCGCGGCGTACAGTTATAAGGTGGTGATGATATGGCGTTAAGTCAGGTGAAAAAAGAACGCCTGGAACGGCTGAAAAGCCGTCTGAAAATGTACTATGAAGCAGAAGAAGCCGTCCTTCTGAATCAGGAATACACAATCGGTACAAAAAGCCTGAAACGCGCCGATCTGGCGACGATAAGGGCGGCTATAAAAGAAATCGAACTGGAAGTTGAAGCGCTGGAAGCTGGCGGAAAAAACCACGCCGGGCGGTTCGTTCCGCGCGATTTTTAGAAAGGACGGTGATAAAAAGTGAATATAATCGACAAAATTGTCGAATTTGCCAGCCCGACGGCGGCTTTACGCCGCGAGGAAAACAGATTCAAACTTGAAATGATCCGTTCGTTTCAAAATTCCGGATATGATGAAAGCGGCGCTTCAAGAAGTAAAAATTCAATGCGCGGCTGGACGGCTTCCAGCAAGACGCCACAGGAAGACATTGACAGAAACCTTCCGACATTACGGCAAAGGTCAAGGAGCCTTTACATGTCGGCGCCGCTTGCGGTTTCGGCAATCAAAACCAACCGAACAAACATCGTCGGCCAGGGCTTACAGCTTAAATCTACCATAGACGCCGAATATCTGGGATTATCCAGGGAAGACGCCGAAAAATGGCAGAAGGACGCGGAACGCGAATTCAAATTGTGGGCGGATTCAAAGTTTTGCGATTCAACCAGGGCAAATAATTTTTATGAAATACAGCAAGTGGCGTGTATGTCGTGGCTGATGAATGGCGACGCGTGCGTCCTTCTGGAATATGACCGGCCGACGAAGTTCTTCCCCTTCGGGTTGCGGATTCACCTGATCGAAGCGGATCGCATTTGCACGCCGCACCAGACCGGGAACAGCGTAAACCTTTACGTCCGGGATCAGAACACAAAAAACCGCATATTTAACGGCGTGGAAGTTGACGATCGCGGAAAGGTTATCGCTTATCACATTTGTTCAACCTACCCGAACAGTAATCTTCGGGCTGAAAAAAAGTGGACGCGTGTAAAAGCGTTTGGGGATAAGACCGGAAGCCCGAATGTGCTTATGATCTACGAAACAGAACGCGCCGAACAATACCGCGGCGTTCCTTATCTTGCGCCGGTAATTGAAGCATTGAAACAGCTTACACGATACAGCGAAGCCGAAATGATGGCCGCTGTTATCAATGGATTTTTTACGGTGTTCATTACGTCGGAAAGCGGCGCTTCTGAAATGGGATTTTCGGGAGTTGTGGACGATGAAGACAGGGTGACAAACGATAATGTAAATTATGAACTGGGAAACGGAATGGTGAACATTCTTAACCCTGGCGAAAAAATCGAAATCGCGGACGCAAAGCGCCCGTCAACGAACTTTGACGCCTTTGTCACTTCATTAGCGAAATACGTCGGCGCCGCGTTGGAAATTCCGGTTGAATTACTTACAAAATCGTTTACATCCAGTTATTCGGCTTCCAGGGCGGCGCTTCTGGAAGCGTGGAAAGCGTTTCGGATGAAACGAACATGGTTAGCCGCCGACTTATGCCAGCCGGTTTATGAAATATTTTTGACGGAAGCAATCGCAACCGGGCGCCTGAAAGCGCCTGGTTTTTTTCTGGATCCATTGATTAAAAAAGCCTATTGCGGCGCACAATGGAACGGCCCAGCACAAGGAATGATTGATCCGGTCAAGGAAGTTTCGGCAGCGGAAAAGCGAATCGAAATCGGGCTTTCCACAAGGCAACGGGAAACCGTCGAAATGAACGGCGGAGATTTTGAAGCAAACGTCGCCCAGCTTGCAAGGGAAGCGAAAATGATGAAAGCCGCCGGACTTACTTCGGCCGCTACATCCGCAACACAGAGCCAGACGGGCGAACAAATCGAAGAAAAGGAGAATAACGACGATGAAGAAAAAGATGTTACCGAAGATCCTGAACGCGGCCGCACCGGCGACGAACCAGACGAATAACAAGTTCTGGAATTTTATCAACAACGGCGGCGATAGTGCAGAATTACAGTTGTTCGGGACGATTTCTTCGGAAGAAGACTGGTGGAGTGATGATTGTGTCACCTATCGGAATTTTATCAATGAATTAAACGGGCTGGGGAACAAAAAGAATATTAACGTTCTGATCCAGTCGTCCGGGGGCGACGTATTCGCCGCAAATGCTATATATAATGCCCTGGTTGCAAACAGCGCAACTATTACAGCGACCGTTATCGGACTTTGCGCCAGCGCCGCAACAATCATTTTACAGGCGGCAAGCACGCGCCGGATCGCAAAGAACGGCGTTGTCATGGCGCACAATCCCAGCGTAACACTTCGCGGATCTTATCAGTCGGAAGATTTAATTAAACTGGCGGAAGTTACGGACAAGGTAAAAGAAAGTATCATGTCGGTTTACCGCGACCGCCTGGGAAAAACGGATAAGGAAATCGAAGACCTGATGAATGCGGAATCATGGTTCGTCGGACAGGAAGCCGTTGACAACGGCTTTTGTGACGAAGTGGTCGAGGAAAACTTTCAAAATAGCATTTTGAATGAAAAAATCCTTACCGTAAACGGGATCGGTTACAGTTTCACAAATTACGTCGAAACGTTCGTTCCCGATGAAGTTCGGAAAAAGGTTCAGAATCTTTCTAAAACGCCGCAGAAGGACGCCGGAACTTTTTCAAATAATAAACCACAGAAAGGAAATGAAGGAATGGGATCTACACAGAACACCGCGGCGCCGGTTATCGAGAACGCCGCACAATTAAAAAGCGCATACCCTGATCTTATCGACCAGATCGTCGATGAAGCTATCAAGGCAGAGCGTGACCGCCTGAAAGACATTGACAGTATCGCCAACGGTATTCCGAACGACATGCTGTTAAAGGCGAAGTATGAGGAACCTATTTCCGCCGCCGATCTGGCCCTTGCACAGTTAAGAGCAAACAATCAGGCCGGACAGCAGACGTTAAAAAATCTGACTGACGACCTGGCTAATTCCGGCGCCGGAAGCGTGGGCGCTGTTCCTAACGTCGGAAACGACGGCGGACAGCAGACGACACAGGAGCAGAAGGAAGCAAAAGTCAACAGCTTCGCGAATGCTTTAGGCAAAGACAAGAGAAGGGGGACTAAGTAATGAACATGTTCAAAAACGAAGGAGAATTCAAGCCGGATTCCCTGATTGCTTCGGCTGATTTCCCTATCCTGAAAGAAGCAATCGGATTAAAGAAAGGCCAGGGAATTTTGAAGCGCGGAACCCTTATCAGTAAAGACGGGGGCGCCGGTGTGATTGCTTCGGCTGACAAAGCGGACGTTTTCGGAATTCTTACTGACGAAATCGACACAGGAACCGCGGAAGAATCCGGAAATGTTGCTTCGGTGTGCTATATCACCGGAATTTTCAACAAAGACGCTGTTATTGTGGCGGAAGGCGCCACTATTAGCACATTTGCGGACGCTATGAGGAACAAAAGTCAGTTTCTTCGCGGCGTTCAGGAATATTAAGAAGGGAGAGAAAGACAATGCCTGATTATACAACACGTGAAATGATGGAAGCGATCGACCAGACGCCGCCCGTCAGAACGTTTTTACAGAAGACCTTTTTCCCTGGCGAGGAAACCCACGTCGCGGAAAAGGTTGAATTTGATGTTAGAAAAGGAAAGCGGATCATGGCGCCGCTGGTTAGTCCTAGAATCGGCGGAAAGGTTATCACGCGCCAGGGCTTCCGGACAAACAGTTTCACAACGCCGAAGATCGCACCGGAAAGACCGCTGACAGTGGACGATATTTCCAGCCGCGCAATCGGTGAGAATATTTACAGCCAGCGCACGCCGGAAGAAAGAGAGGATGAACTTCTTGCAAAGGACATGACAGACCTGGAAGAAGCAATCGCAAGAAGAAAGGAATGGATGTGTCGCCAGATCCTTTATGAAGGAAAAATCGACGTCCAGGACGAAGAAGAAGGAATCGACGTTCAGGTTGATTTCGGATTCAGTAATATTATCGTGCTTGGAAAGGATGAGGACTGGAACCTTGCAACAGTAAATCCGCTTGTTACGCTTCGCCGTATCAGAAAGAAGATCATTAAGGCGACCGGAAAAGCGCCGGACATTGCGATTTTTGCTTCGGATGTGATCGAATCATTTACAACAAATCCGAATGTCGAAAAAGCTATGAACATGCTGAACATGAAGAATATCGTGATCGAGCCGCGCGTTGTTGATCCGGCCCTTACGTTCTATGGCCGTATCGCAGAACTTGACCTTGACATTTACACCTATGACGAATGGTTCCTGAACGACGACGGGGAAGACGAAGCTATGATTCCGGACGGAACCGTTTTAATGGGACATTCCAGCGGCGAAGGCCAGGTCGAGTATGGATCAGTTACACAGATGGAAGACAAGAAATTCGTAACCTACGAAGGAAAACTTGTTCCGAAGCAGTACGCAGACGAGAAGAACGAGGTCAAAATGCTTCGTCTGACTTCCAGACCGCTTCCGCGTCCGTTTGACGTTGATTCCTGGGCGGTTATTTACGCCAACACAGAAAACGAATAAGAGAGGGGTGTTATAAATGGCATACAGAACAAAAGTCGAGGTTGTAACCGGCGGAAAAGTGTTCAAGCCCGGAACTATTCTTCCGGATAGTATTTCCGCCCTGGATTTAAGTTTCCTGAAAAGAAGAAAATTCGTCGAGGTCGTAGAAGTTGACGCCGCAGTCGCGGCGGCCAATAGCGACGAAGACGGCGAGGACGGGGACGAAGATTTCGAAGACGGGTTCGACGAAATGAATCCGGGCGAATATAAAAGCGCCGACGAAATCAGAAAAATCCGGAGCAAAAAAGATATTTACGACTACGCGCTTTCTATCGGCCTGAACCTGGGTGATGATTACAAAGAAAAATCCCTGGCGGATCTTTCCGACGAAGTTATCAATTTTCAGGAAGAAAAGGAAGCGGAAGCCAGCGAAAACGTGTAGCTGGATTCCATGCGGACGTTTAAGGAACAGCTTGAAAAAGACCTTGACAGCATATTCTTCAATCTGGACGAATTCGCGGAAAATCATTTGATAGACGGAAAGGAAATCCCGATTGTGGTTGACAATGACAAGATTATCGAATTAAGTCTTGGAAAAATGGTCGAAACAAGAGGGATTTTTACCGACGACAAAATGTTTTTCGTGTTAAAAAAATACCTGGATTATGAGCCGGTAGCCGGTCAACACATGAATTTTGACGGTGAAATATATCCGATTTCCGACATAAAGGAAGATTTCGGCGGCTACACGATTATTTTATCGGGGAACCAGGATTGATTGTTTCAGAAGTTAAAGTCACCGGAATAGAAGATGTTGAAAAACGTCTTGGCAATATGAAGGCGAAGGCGCCGCTGGTCGTTTCCAGGGCGATCAACCGCGCGATTTCCAATGTTAAAAAGAACATGGGAAAGGAAACATCGTCAAATTATTACATTTCCAGCGGCGAAGTTAAAAAGACTGTCAAGGTAGTTAAGGCTTCAAAGTCAAGCCTGAAAGCGGCGGCAATATCCAGCGGATCAGGTATCGCCCTTTCGAAATTCAAGGTCAATCCCGGAACCCCGGTTCGCTATCGGGGAAAGTCAAGATCGCCCAGCGTTTACAAGGCCGGTGTTAAAAAATCCGGCGTTAAGGCACTTGACGGAAATCCGAAGGCGTTTATCGCAATAATGAAGTCGGGCCATAAGGGCGTTTTTGAAAGAGAAGGACGCGAAAGCCTTCCATTGAAACAGCTTTACGGCCCTTCCGTTCCGCAGATGGTAAAAAATGACGACGTTATGAAAATTATCAATAAAGACGCGACCGAAA